CGATTTTGAAAAACACGTAGAAGAAACAATTCATGTGTTTGAGTCAAAAGGTGGAGAAGACTTCTATGCACTTCCCGAAGATATACAACATGTTCTCATAAACATGACTTTCAATTTAGGTGGAACTAGATTTGGTAAGTTTAATAATATGTGGAAAGGTGTTGTTGAATGTGATTGGGAAAAGGTTGCAGTCGAAATGGAAGACAGCCGTTGGTTCAAACAAGTAGGAAGACGTTCAATCGAACTACAGGAGATTGTCAGAAGTGTCTAAAGTAAAATGTATTAGACTTGACACTGGAGAAGTATTGATTGGTTTTGTTTCTACTTCACTAATCAGTGGTGATTATACAATCAGTGATGCACAAATTTGTTTAACAAATACCGAAGACGGAAAGTATGAAGTTAACCTTGCACCATGGATTCCGTTTGCAAAAGAATATACATTCACAATAAATAAAGACTTAGTTCAAACAGTATTTGAACCAAGACCACAACTAGAAACTAACTTCAAAGTTGCAACTGGTAACAACAAAAGACAAAGGGGTAAATAATGGGAAGAGAAACACTATTAAAAGCACTATTGAGTCAATATCAAGGTGAAATGGATATTGCAATGGCAAACATTGAAGTATACAAAAACAATCCAGCTGGTATTGGTGAACACCCCGACATTGCTCAAGCACTCGATACTCAAATTGAGAAACTTGCAAATGCAAAAGAAAAGTATGATGTCACTTATGACATTTTACACAACAAAAACAAAGTTACTACCTTGACAGAATAGACCCCCTTGTAGTATAATAACTACATGGATTTCTATACTAACGTTTGCAGAACACGTGACAAAATACTTGTCAAAGGCTACAAGAACGGGAAACAACAAAAACTAACAGTTTCCTACAGACCCAATCATTACATTCCTTCAAAGAAAGGAGACACCCCATTCAAATCATTAGACGGAAGGTCACTGGAAGCAGTGAACCTAAACTCTATGGGTGGTGCAAGAAAGTTCAGAGAACAATACAATGGTGTAGACGGATTCGAAATCCATGGATACGACAGATATATCTACACTTATATTGCAGATAAATTTCAAGGTGACATAGAGTTTGACTTAAAACATATAAAGATTGCAACACTTGATATTGAGTGTGAGTGTGAAGACGGATTTCCCGAACCAACTCTTGCAACTGAAAAGGTCAATGCAATCTCACTAAAACCACTTGGTAAAGATACACATGTTTTTGGTCTTGGGCCTTGGGAACACAACAGAACAGACGTAGTATATCATAACTGTAATAGTGAGGTTGACCTCTTAACTCAGTTTATCAAATACTGGAGACAAGAATCTTTTGATATCATTACAGGTTGGAATGTAAACTCATTCGATATTACATATCTTTGTAATCGTATTGACAGAATACTAGGAGAGGGAGAACACAAGAAGCTTTCACCATGGAATCAATGTGACGTGAGAGAATTCATGTCTAACTATGGTCAAAGACAAATGATATTTAATTTATATGGTGTCAACGTTCTTGACTATCTTGAACTCTATCGTAAACATACATTCGTAAATCAAGAATCCTACAAACTAGAAAACATTGCACAAGTAGAACTTGGAACAGGTAAACTAGATTACTCAGAGTATGGAAATCTACATACACTCTACAAACAGGACTATGCAAAATTCTTAGAATATAATGTCAAAGACGTTGTCCTTGTTGAACAACTAGAAGAAAAACTTGGTCTGATTGAATTGACTTGTGCAATGTCATACAATGCAAAGTGTAATTACAACGACACTTTCGGAATGGTGAAGTATTGGGAAACTATTATTTACAACTTCCTTAAAGAACAAAACATACAAACACCACCCCAAAGATTAAAGAGTGGTAATGATAAAACACACCAAATTATTGGTGCATATGTTAAAGACCCAATTGTCGGTGGACATGACTGGGTTGTCTCTTTTGACTTGAACTCACTGTATCCACATATCATTATGCAATACAATATCTCACCCGAGAAAATGATAAAGGGAAACAGACAAGACTTGACCATTGACAGAATGTTAAACAAAGAATGTGATTTATCTTATGTCTATCAACAAGGTCATGCAGTATGTCCAAATGGTGTAATGTATTCTAAAAACAAACAGGGATTTCTTCCCGAACTCATGGAAAAATTCTATGACGAAAGAAAAGAGTGGAAGAAGAAAATGATTGGTTATCAGAAAGAACGAGAAGTCTGTAAAGAACCCAAACGTAAGAAAGAACTTGATACACTTATTAAACGTGCATATAACAATCAACAGGTTCGTAAGATTGCACTGAACTCTGCATATGGAGCTCTTGCAAATCAATACTTTGCATTCTTTTCTATTGACCTTGCAGAATCAATTACTACCAGTGGTCAGTTAATTATCAAATGGGCAGAGAAGACCATTAACGAATTCTTAAACAAGACACTTAATACAGAAGGTGAAGACTATGTGATTGCAATGGATACTGATTCAGTTTATATCACTATGGATAAACTGGTTAAACAAGTGTTACCCGAAGAAACAGACAAGACTAAGATTGTAGATTTCCTAAACAAATCAGAGGGAATGATTGAACAAGTTCTTGCACGTGGTTTTGACGACCTTGCAGAATACACCAATGCATTCCAACAGAAAATGCAAATGGGACGTGAGGTAATTGCAGACAGAGGTATTTGGACTGCAAAGAAAAGATACATTCTCAATGTTCACGATAACGAAGGTGTCAGACTTGCAGAACCTAAACTTAAAATGATGGGTATTGAGACTGCAAAGTCTTCTACACCTCAATGGGTCAGAACCAAACTAACAGAAGCCTTAAAGGTGGTTATGAATGGAACTGAACAAGACCTATGGGAGTTCGTAGAGACTGCACGAAAAGAATTTAGAAACCTTCCACCCGAAGAAGTTGCATTCCCAAGAGGTGTTAAAAACCTCGTAACCTATTCAGACCCAGCTCATATTTACGGAAAGGGTACACCAATTCATGTTCGAGGTTCACTTCTACACAATCATTTACTGAAATCCAAGAACCTCAACATGAGATATGAAATGATTAAGAACTCAGACAAGATTCGTTTTGCATATCTCACAACCCCAAATCCAATCAATGAAAATGTAATTGCATTCTCAAGTTCTTTACCAAGAGAGTTAGACTTACATAGATTCATTGATTATGATATGCAGTTTGATAAAGCATTTAATGAACCATTAAAGAATATTGTTAATCTAATCAACTGGAATGTAGAACCAGTTGCAAGTTTAGATTCGTTCTTTGGTTAGGAGACACTATGAAACACATGATACGTTGGATGAAGATTAATGCATTTATTAATCTATATCTTGGAATAATTTTAACATTCGTTTTGATTGCACTGGTAGTGGATATTACACTGGACAGTTATTGGCATTCAAACGACTTCAAAGATTTACTTTTAGGTAAAGATGTGGCACCTACTGATTAGTATAAAGTTTTATGTGTATAGTGTATCGACTGCACATACACTGATAATGTTTTATATGTTCCCAATTATACCAATTGCAATAGGTTATATACTTCTTGCAGCTGCAATAGGTGGTTTTGGTTTGTATATTGCATATGATTACGATAGAACATTCACTCAATACAAGAAAACTCAAAACCCGATGGATTGGGACTTGTTTGACACTAAATACCATAGGAGTTAGATTCTCAGTTGGAGGTCTAATGAAATTAATCCATAACGGAGTAAACAATGAAAATAGCATATATTGCTATTTTTGTGGGTATATTACTTCCTTCTTGTGCCTCAGTTGGAGCAGTTATTGAAGGTGGTAAAGAGTTTACAACTGGTGTTGTCGATGGTGCAGTTCAAGGAACTCAAACATTGGTAAATGCAGTTGCAGATGATGTAGTCTCAGTTGGAACTTTAGCAGCTAATACTGCAACAGGTGTTGTTAACACTGTAGCAGACGAAGTTGATAGACAGACAGATGAACTACAAGAGGAAGAGAAAACTGAAAAAAAGTAGAGGAGGTCATTCCGACAGTTGTATTACTGGAGGCTATGATGCTCTATTGTTCAGAGTTCCCACAAAAATGTAGAACTAGAAGAGGGAACTAGTAGTTCCCTCTTTTTTATTAACATAAATAAATATAATGGCATATAGTAAACAAGTAGTAGATAGATTCGAAGAGGTTTTAAATAACCCCGAGAAACATGCAGTCGGAAGATTTGACCCTAAAGACCCAATGGTCGCAACGGGTATGACTGGAGCTCCTGCTTGTGGTGATGTCATGAAACTTCAATTGAAGTTAGACATGGACGAGAGAATCGTTGATGTTAAATTTAAAACATATGGTTGTGGAAGTGCTATTGCAAGTTCTTCTTTGTTTGTTGACATGCTTACAGGTAAAACTATCGAAGAAGCAAAACTAGTTAAAGATAAAGACATTGCAGAAGCATTAGAACTACCACCAATCAAATTACATTGTTCTGTTCTTGCAGAAGACAGTATAAGAAAAGCAATAGAAAACTGGGAAGAAAAATCTTCTCATAGGAAACATAATTATGTATGAGTATAAAGTAACAGTAGTCAAAGTCGTAGATGGAGACACTATTGATGTGGATATCGATTTAGGTTTTGGTATGGTTTACAAAAAACAAAGAGTTAGAATGTTGGGTATTGACACGCCAGAATCTAGAACTAGAGATAAAGTCGAAAAATTATTTGGTAAAGCAAGTAAGAAACACCTTAAAAAATTACTAGAGGAGTGTGAAAGTGTATCACTTGTATCACACGACAAAGGTAAATTTGGTAGAATCCTTGGTGAGTTATTTACACACCACGTAGAAGGTCACCCAGTATTTGGTCATAAAGTTAATATCAACAAACAAATGATATTAGATTCACATGCAGTTCCTTACACTGGAGACAGTAAAGACCTAATTGAAGAACAACACTTGGATAACAGACAAAGAGTTATGCACCAAGGTTATGTAACACAAGAGGATATAGATAAAGTATCATGATTATAACAATAATGGACTGTTTCTATATCTTTATGATTGCAATAATCTTTGGATTTATTATACACCTAGAATCTAAAGTTAATCAACTTGTTTCTATGATGGAAGAACATATCAAGGTTGACCAAAAACTTTGTGAAATTTCAAACAAATTAGACAAAACCCCCTAGACAATAAAGGACTACATATGTATAATAGAGTTATACATTATGGAGAAGTGTTATGTCATTTATTAAAGATTTAGTCAAATCAACTGGAAACGAATATGCAAATATAGTTTCAGATGGTGTGGCTGCTGGAGACGTAGATACATTCGTAGATACGGGTAGTTATGTCTTCAATTCACTTTTGAGTGGTTCACTATATGGTGGACTTCCCTCAAACAAAATCACTGCAATCGCAGGTGAATCTGCAACAGGAAAAACTTACTTTGCCTTGGGTATGGTAAAACAATTCCTTGAAGACCACCCCGATTCTGCAGTTATCTATTTCGAATCTGAATCTGCAATCAGTAAATCAATGATTGAAGATAGAGGAATCGATTCAAAAAGAATGGTTATCGTGCCTGTGGTCACTGTTCAAGAATTCAGAAAACAGGCAATATCCATACTTGATAAGTATCTTGAAACACCCAAGGATAAGAGACCACCTATGATGATGTGTCTTGACTCACTTGGAATGTTATCAACTACTAAAGAAATCGAGGACACTGCCGAGGGTAAAGAAACCCGAGACATGACTCGTGCTCAAGTTGTTAAAGGTGCATTCAGAGTTCTAACACTTAAGTTAGGACGTGCTGGTGTTCCAATGATTGTAACTAATCACACTTATGACGTGATTGGTTCTATGTTCCCTCAGAAAGAAATGGGTGGTGGAAGTGGTCTCAAATATGCAGCCTCTTCAATTATCTATCTTTCAAAGAAAAAAGAGAAGGAAGGAACAGAAGTCGTTGGTAATATCATTCATTGTAAGAATGCAAAATCTAGATTGACTGTAGAAAATAGAATAGTTGACGTAAGACTATCTTATGACAGTGGACTAGATAGATACTATGGTCTTTTAGACCTTGCACTTGCAAGTGGAATCTTTGAGAAAAGTTCTACTCGTATCAAACTACCAAATGGTAAAACAGAATTTGGTAAAACAATTAATAACAACCCCGAGAAATACTTTACACCCGATGTAATGGAAAGACTCGAAACAGTAGTAGAAGGATACTTTAAATATGGAAACACGAATAGAACAGACGATACTGAAGAACCTAGTTCAGAATGAAGAGTTTGCACGAAAGTGCGTCCCATTCATTAAGTCCGAGTATTTTGCCGATACTGATGAAAGAACTGTATTCAATGAAATACATGAATACTTTCAGAAGTATATCAAATCCCCAACTGTAGAAGCACTTCTCATAAATCTTGAAAACAATTCTTCTCTTAACGAGAGTATTGCAAAAGGTTCAAAAACTATAGTTGATAAGATTGGTAAAGATAAGGAGACCACACCAAGTGAGTGGTTAGTGGAAGAAACGGAGAAATGGTGTAAAGATAGAGCAATCTATATTGCAGTCATGGATTCGATTGAAGTCATTGACAAGAAATCACAAAGGTCTACTGGTGAAATACCCGAACTATTGAAAGACGCACTTTCCGTGTCCTTTGACACAAACATTGGACATGACGTGTTAGAAGACTCAGATGCAAGATGGGAATTCTATCATACGGAAGAAGAGAAGATTCCGTTTGACTTAGAATACTTCAACAAGATTACCAAAGGTGGATTACCAAACAAAACACTTAACATTGTTCTTGCTGGAACTGGTGTTGGTAAATCATTGTTTATGTGTCACCAAGCTGCTTCATGTCTTATGATGAACAAGAATGTTTTATACATTACACTAGAAATGTCAGAGGAAAGGATTGCAGAGAGAATAGATGCAAACACTATGAATGTTCCTATGAAAGAATTACCCGACTTGTCTAAGAAAATGTTTGAGAAGAAAGTTGATAAACTGAAAAACAAAACTAAAGGTAAACTTATAGTCAAAGAATATCCAACTGCAACTGCACATGTAGGACACTTCAGACACCTATTACAAGAATTGGATATCAAAAAAGACTTTCAACCCGATATTATATTTGTAGATTATCTGAACATATGTGCTTCACATAGAATCAAGCCAGGAGCTGGTGCAAACTCATACACACTAGTAAAGAGTATTGCAGAGGAACTCAGAGGTCTTGCAGTGGAGTTTGACGTTCCATTAGTCAGTGCAACACAAACCACAAGAAGTGGATTTGGTTCTACAGATATAGGACTTGAAGATACTTCAGAATCCTTTGGATTGCCTGCAACTGCAGACTTAATGTTTGCATTGATTACCAGTGACGAACTAGAAGAACTAGACCAACTCGTAGTGAAACAGTTAAAGAACAGATACAATGACCCTACAATCTTCAAAAGATTTGTAATCGGTATTGATAGAAGTAGAATGAAACTCTATGATTGTGAACAAGAAGCTCAAGAAGAGTTATTTGAGAATACTGAGAGTTATAATGACGACACTCCAGTGTTTGATAGAGGAAGGAATGATGGTCAAAAAAGGGACTTTAACGACTTCAAATAAAAACCCTCTTTACAGACCACCTAAATAATGTTATACTAGATGGTTCTATGAAGAAAGTGATAAAAGGTTCAGAGGTTATTTCAAGTATAACCGAAAAAATTGAACTCAAAAAACAATTGAGAGATGCACGTGCATCTAAAGATATTAAAGAAATTGATAAGATTTCTAAAAAAATTGCAAAAATAGAGACAAAACTATCTTCCTCACCCCTTGCAAAATCCTAAATAATAACATAGATTACATACACTATAGTTAATCACGGAGAAGATATGTCAAGAGAAACAGCAAAAACCCAATTAGAATCTGATATTGCAGCTTTAAATTCCAATAAAAATTGGTATAAAGGTGTAAGTGGTACTTATTCTGTTGTATCACAACCTAATTCAAGTGATTTTGGTGCTGATAAAACAACAGTAAGTTTATCAGATTGGACAGGTACAGGTAGAACTGGTTGGTTAACTGCATGGAAAACTGCAAATTCTTCAGTAACTAAAGACGATTCACATAGTTTCCCTGCTGATATTGCCGATTACTCACATACAGATTACTTGCAACATTATTTCAGAAGACATGAAGATATGGGTTCAGACTATGCTGATGACCATAAAGTCGTAACAGACATAGATGCAAATATCGCTGCACTTCAAACAGACTTAGATGCTATCAATGCATCTATAGCTGCTGGTGAAGAAGACCTAGGGTCATAAATTTCCATAAATAGTAGTAATATCACCAAGATTGTGGTATAATTACTATTATGGGTGCAAAAAATCTACATTTAGAACATTTAGAAGACGAGATTATCAATCAAGGGATTGATGGTGGTCGTGGTGCTATAAACTTCTTACAGGGTCTTAGAGACATGTTGAAGGGTAATAGTAATTCAAGTGTTAATATGACAGTCAAATGGGACGGAGCTCCTGCTATCTTTTGTGGTAAACACCCCGAAACCAATCAATTCTTTGTTGCAAAGAAATCATTATTCAATAAAGAACCTAAATTCTATACTTCAGAACATGAAATTAAAAACTCAGACCTTTCGGGTCAATTACAAGAAAAGTTTCTAACTTCATTCCAATGTCTATCTAAACTATCTTGGAATACAATCATGCAAGGTGATTTAATGTATACCAATGATAAGAAAATGCAAAAGATTGACGGACAATCTTTCGTCACATTTCAACCTAATACAATCATGTATGCAGTCAATGTAGAATCAGATTTAGGTAAAAAGATTGCAAACTCTAAAATGGGAATCGTATTTCACACTACCTATAGTGGTGGAACTATAGAAGACCTATCTGCAAGTTTTGGTGCAAACATATCCAAACTAGGAAACAGTTCAGACGTGTGGATTGACGATGCAACATACAAAGATGTCAGTGGTAAAGGGTCAATGACTGCAAAGGAAACACTTGCACTTACACAAGAACTATCTAAAACAGGTAAAGCCTTTCATGGAATCAAAAGAAAGGATTTAGATAAGTTCCAAAAAATACAGGAAGAGATAGGTAGAAAAGGTGCTGGTGCATCATACAAAACATATTGTAATACACTTATCAGAGGTGGTTCATACAAACCAACCTATGACGGATACATGAAACACTTTGAGAACTATTGGAGAGACAAAGTAGTTGGTAAAGTCAAAACAGAAAAAACAAAACAGATTAAAACAGAGATTGGTGAACAACTTTATAACGAACTCAGAAGTTTAAAGAAAATGATAACTAATCTTACTTCATTTATGGGACACTTGGTTGTTGCAAAACAAATGATTATAGAATCCCTAAATAGAGTAAAGAGTATCGGAACTTTTAAAAAGACTGCAACAGGTTTCGAGGTAGTTAACCCCGAAGGTTATGTTGCAATTGATAGAACAGGTAGTGCAGTTAAACTCGTAGATAGAATGGAATTTGCATTCAATAACTTCACTGCACAAAAAGCGTGGGATAAGTAATGAAATCATTCAGTGCATTTTTAACAGAAGCTAAAGACAAAGGTGTAGTGTTTACCTTTGGTCGATTCAATCCACCTACAACAGGTCATGCAAAGTTAGTAGACAAACTTAAGAAAGAATCAAAAGGTGATGACGTTCTATTATTCACTTCACACTCAAATGACAGGGTTAAAAATCCACTATCACATAAAGACAAAATCAAATACTTAAGAAATTTCTTTGGAAAGATTGTTCCTGATGCAAATGCAAGAACAGTATTTGAGATTGCAACACAATTACATAATAAAAAATACAAAAGAATAAAAATGGTTGTCGGTTCAGATAGAATTAGAGAATTTGAAAACCTATTAAACAAATACAACGGAGTGAAAGCACGTCACGGATTCTATAAGTTTGACGAAATCAATATAGTATCTGCTGGTGAAAGAGACCCCGATTCAGATGATGTCAGTGGAATGTCTGCAAGTAAACTCAGAGGATATGCAGAGAAGGGTGACTTTGATAATTTCAAACAAGGTGTTCCAACAAAGAACAAAGGATTGATTCAGAAACTTTATAACGATATCCGTAAAGGAATGGGTATTGCAGAAGGAACACTACCACACTACATGGTTGAAGATTTAGTTAAAGAAGGAGTCTATGACCCAGGCACCTTTAAAGCAGTTTTCCTAAGTGGTGGGCCAGGCAGTGGTAAATCTGCAGTCGTAAAGAAATTAGCTTTGACTGCACTTGGTTTAAAAATGGTCAACACTGATAAAGCATTTGAGAACGGACTAAAGAAAGCAGGAATGTCACTTGACCTTAGAGGTGCAGACTTTACTAAAGTAGACCCTATCCGTGCAAAAGCAAAAAGTATTACAGGTAAAAATCTAGAATCCTATATCGAAGGAAGACTAGGTCTTATCTTTGACACTACAAGTGCAAAGTCGGGTAAGATTAAGAACTACAAAAAACTGTTAGACACATTAGGATATGAATACAAAATGGTATTTGTTAATGCAAGTCTAGACAATGCACAAAAAAGAAATGACTTGAGGTCTAGAAAATTACCATCTGAGATTGTAAAACAAGATTGGGACGCTGCACAAAAAAATGCAAAAGAATATAAATCAATCTTTGGTAAAGACTTTGTAGAGATTAAGAATGATGACGACCTTGCAACACTAGATAAAAAAGCAAATTCACTATACAGTAAACTGTTAGGTTGGTCTACTTCATTCCCTAAAAACAAACTTGCATTACAATGGAAGCAACGAGAGTTGGATGCAAAACGAACTAAATAGTATTATGTTAGAAGAACTTAGAGAAAAATTACGTAAGACCCAACAAGACAAAGAAGTTGAAGGCAAGAAAGGTTCTCAACCTAAGAAGTATTATGCTAAAGACGCAGACGGAGACGAAATGTCTAAGTCTACAAAAGATAAACGTGCATCTCACTTTGCTAATAATAAAGATAAAGAAGGTGAAGATGCATTTAAACCAGCACCAGGCGATTCACAAGCTGATACTAAACCTTCACAACACACTAAGAAGTATAAGAAAATGTTCGGAGAAGGTGCAGCCGATAAGTCACTTCAAAAGAAAGCAGATAAGAGTGGAATGCCAGTTGGTATTCTAAAACAAGTCTACAAACGTGGTGTTGCAGCTTGGAAAGGTGGTCACAGGCCAGGCACTACACCCGAACAGTGGGGACATGCACGCGTCAATTCCTTTGTAACAAAATCAAAAGGAACATGGGGTGGTGCAGACCAAGACCTTGCAAAGAAAGTACAAGGTAAATCAGAGTCAATCGAAGAAGCAGTTGATATCAAAAAAGCACTTAAGAAAGTTAAAGGTCTAACTAAAAAACAATTAGAAGTGTTATCAACAATGAACACTACTCAGATATCAGTTGTTGTCAATCAATTATCTTCACTTGTCATGGGTGAAGCAATAAAAGAAGGTAAACTTGTAACTGATTGGAGAAGTATTTTAGATTACATATTCAAAAATATCAAAAAAATGATTGAAAAAGAATATGAAAAGAATCCCGAAAAAGGTTTAGGAATGATTAATCAGTTGGGTTCATATGTTAAAATGAAAGTCACCGATAAGAAACAAGAGAAGGGAAAACTATTCCTTAAGTTTGGTGAGGAGTTAGCAGAAGACGCTGCAGTAGACGCTGCAAACCTAAAAGCAAAACAAGTTGAAGAACTTGAGAGATTAAAACAAAGACATGAAGAAGAGTTAGAAGCACTTACTGATAGACACGAAAGAGAAACCGAGAAGGTTGCAAAACAAAAAGAAAAAGAAACACTAGACAAACAGATTCAATCAAAACGTGAAGCAGATAGAAAAGCTGCAGAAAAAACAAACGAAGAAAGAGATTACAAAAAGGAGTATGAGAATTACCACTCAGACCCCGAACAAATTAAAAGACGTGCAAAAAGAAATGAAGCACGTAGAAGTCTTAAAGATAGAAAAGACATTAAAGGAAAAGACGTACACCATAAGGATAACAATCCTATGAACAATGACAAGTCTAATCTATCAATTGTATCTCAAAAATACAACAGAACAGAACCAAGACTTAGAAAACTTAAAGAAAAGGGGTGTTTACCAAATGCCAAAAAACGGAAATAAACACGACAACGGAGTACACGAACAGGGTACAGACGAAACAGTAAAAGCATATCAAGAAGATACGCCTGGTCAAGCAGTAGAAAAATACGTAAAAGAAAACCAAAAGTCATATCACGATTCAAAGAAAACTTTTTCTCAAATTGCAATCAACGAAACACTTGATACACTCCAACAAGAAAAAACCAATCTACTAGACAATCCATTCCGTTTAGGTTCTATGATGTATTTTGAAACGATTAAAGAAGCACGTAGATTAGTTACAGAAGACAGATACAAACTTACCGAAGTAGATAAGAACATTTTAGATACAGATATCGGACAGTTTGAAGTATATGAGGGGGAGTTAGTACCATTAGATTGTCCTCAATGGGAACCCATAAACGAAGAAGAAGAACCCGAACTCAACAAACCAAAAGCAGGTGGCCCTAAGAAATACTATGTATACGTTAGAGACCCACAAACTAAAAAGATTAAAAAAGTCACATGGGGAGACACTACAGGTCTCAAAGTGAAACTCGGAAACGAGAAAGCAAGAAAATCCTTCGCTGCACGACATAAGTGTTCACAACAGAAAGATAAAACTACTGCATCATATTGGGCATGTAGATTACCTTACTATGCAAAACAGTTAGGTCTTTCAGACGGAGGAAATTTTTATTGGTAATGGAGATACATAATGAAAAAAGAATTATATCATACTTATGCAAAAGACGACAGATATGCTGAAGTCTTTAAGTCAAAAGAAGGTTTTGAAGTAGACCTATACGAAGAGAAAAAACTCTTAGAAACAAGACAACTATACAATCATTCAGAATCATATGCAGAAGATTGTGCCGACAATTGGGTTCAAGGTGTGTTTAATATAGAGAAAGAAGGAAGTTTCTATGGTTATAACGAAAAGTCTGATAACTTCTACCCCGAGATAGATGACTAACCCTTATAAAGACCAAGTATATACCCAACACGGGACTGAACTGAAATACGTCATTAGAACGTTTCTAAGGGACGTAGAGGTAGAGGAATTAGTTTGGCATAGGGACGATTCAAACAGAACCGTTCATATATTAGGGGGTGAAGGCTGGAAGTTACAGAAAGATGACGAACTACCAGTTGAATTGGAAATAGGGAAAGATTATTACATACTGAAAGACCAGTATCATAGATTATTAAAAGGTGAAGGAGACTTAGTTCTTCGAATAGAAAATGTACATTCATTTACAAAACAGGAATAAAGAAAAGAAGGATTTGTGTCTTGAATGTGGACTTTGTTGTAATGGAAAGTTATTCAAACAAATGATAATTACTCCTGAAGAGAGTAGATATTTTAAGAAAGATAAAACCCTTTTAAAAAGTATAGAGTTAATTGCAACCGATAATGGTAGAAAGTCCGTACATTCTTACGTAAAACTCCAAGCTTGTGACAATTTAGAGGAAGATAATAAGTGTTCAATCTATGAAAACAGACCACAAGTCTGCAGAGATTTTAAATGTGGAGTGTTAAAGTCATATGAAAAAGGAAATATGCACTGGAACACTGCACTAAATATTATCGAAGGAGTAAAGAATACACCTTCACGAGCAGGAGATAGGAAGAAACTGCTCAATATTATGAACCTAAAGAACTAAAAATTATAAATAATACTGTTATGAGTTATAAATCAGAAAACTGGAAAGAAAAACTAGAACAAGTCCGTGGACACATTGCTTTAAAAGAAGGTAGTGTAGAAAAGACTGCAGACGAAATAATTAACGAAGATATCGAAAACGACCTTTTAACTGGATTCGAAGAAGACGTTAATCTTGAAGAAGAGTTAATCTTAGAAGCCTCAATGGGTGATGCAATTAAGAAAGTATTCAAAACCGATAGTGAAACAGAATCACTAGGTATTGCAAAACTTCTTAGTATGACAGACGTTAAAGTTGCACTCCAAATGCAGAAACAAAATCCAAAAGGATTTAAGAAAACTACATTCGCTATGGGTGCAGATAACAGTCAGAGAGACATGATTAAGGATAAAGACCTTCAAAGAATGTTTAAGAAAGCTGGTGTCAAACCATTAGACGATGAAGTTCAAGTTCAAGAAGAAAAACCAGTAAAAGAATCAGTAGAGAAATCTGCAGAAAAACTCGTAGAAAAAAATATGCTTGGTAGACTTGCAAAACAATTACATTTAACAACAGAAGGTAAACAGAAAATGTTTGACTACTTCGAAAAAGGGGAATTAGAACAATGAAACTAACATCAATGGGTCTATCACCCGAATTACTAGAAGCGTCTAGAACGGTTTTACAGAACTCAAAAGAGTACGAAGATTTCTTTCAAGCAACACTTAAAAAGTTTGGTGTAACTTCACCTGCTGAATTAGATGGAGAAAAGAAAAAAGAATTCTTTGACTATATCGATAAGAACTGGAAAGGTGACGATGAGAAGAAAGAAGAAGTAAAAGAAGGAGAACTTCCACCTGCGTTAAAGAAAGCAATCGATAAGAAAAAAGAGGACGAAGACGAGTCAGACGATGACGATGACGATGACGAAGATAAAGACGAGGACTAGTCATGAATTTGTTTTACGAGGCAAAAAAGGTATTAGATAAGGACGGGAAAGTTAATCCACTCGGCCCTTACGGAAAACAGAAACTTACAGGACGTGAGATTCAAGTCTATTTCAGACGAAACAAAGTTAAAGACAAAATAGTTAAGAAAGCAGTCGAGGTTGCATTAGACCTTGGTGGTGCAATGGATATTGCAATCAAATCCATTAGAGACTATTATGGGGATAAAGTCCTAAAATCAAAAGAAGTTCAAACTGCACTTAAATTTGCAAACGAAGAATCATTCAAAGATTCATTCAATATGTTAGACGAAGATTACAAAAAAGTAATCAAAATGTATCCAAGAGACAGAGATTGGAAAAAACTTATCACAAAACATAAACGTGCAATTGACTCAGTCAGAAAAAACGATGAAGATTTACCTAAAAAAGTAGAAGACGAATTACTAACATGGGCTTCACAAGCAGGTGAAGTGGGTAGTAAAGACGATGCAGAAGACTTCATAATGTCAATTATTGACGAAGGAACATTGTCAGAAGGTAAGAATCTTATGCCTGATATCCAAAAGATAGTTGACACTAAGGGTGCAGCTAAAGTCGGTGGTATAATGGTTGATATGTTTACTGCTTCAATGATTTCACAAATCTATGGTAAAGTAAACGACTCAAACAAAAAGAAAATGGAGAAGTCAAATATCTCTACACTTGTTGACCTTGCACAAAAAATGATGCAGAAAATGGGTGACAATATTGCAGAAGAAGTAAACCTACAAGAAGGAACATGGGCAGTCCCCGATTCATATACTAAACTAGTTAAACTCAATAAGTTCTTAAGTAAACCAGCAAACTTCAAAGATGCACAATCCGTTCATAGATGGCACGTCCAAGCAGATGCACACTTCGGTGACGATTCATTCTCAGACGATATAGATGCATACAAGACTACACTTAAGGGTGGAGAAAATGATTTCTATGACAGAGGAAGTGTGCATAGTAAAGAATATATTGACCGCATGAAGAAATACAATAAGATTAAAGCTGGAACAGACTTAAGAGACGTTTTAGAGAAAGAATTAACAGATTGGACTGGTGGTGTTTTGAAATTCAAAAATCACGAGATTGTTCAAATGCCAAGAGATTGGTATATGAAAGATAATCCAAATGAAAAAGACGATAAGTCTCCAGTAAAAGCAAAATTAGAGTCAGTAGATTACCATACAAATGTAATCGTTGAAAAGTTCAAAAGAGGTAAAGGAAGATTGAAGTTTAAGAAATCTCCTCCAATCAAAGTAGAAGGTAATGCAGTATCAAGAGCTCAACAAGCTGCAATTGCAATTGCAAAGAAAAAGAAAAACGAATCTATTATGGATTCATACAGACAAATGTGGGAATCTGAAACCCTTGAAGAGAAAAAAGAGTTCAAACAGAAAGATATCGATATAGTTGCAAAACTTACCGATAGAAACGAACACACATTATCACTTATGCATATTGCAAAAGCAGTAGGTGATAGGAAGGCAGGAAAAAAACTAGAATTAATTAGTAAGATGCATATGGAATACGGTTCTATGACTAAAGACCTTATGAACATGAGAAACGAAATCTATGACAATTTGAAGAAAGAAATGATGAAGTATTCGAATGGTAAAGACATGTATAATGCAACATAACATGAAAGATTTATTTAAAACATATCGTGAGATGCACTTACAAGAAGTGCAACAAAAAGAAGTTGATTCACTGAAAAAACTATCTAAAGATATGCAAGCAGTTCTAAAGGGTTATCAGAAGATTGCTAAAATGGGTGACAAAGAACTTAGGGACATGAAGTATAATAAAGATTACGAAGCAGTCCTTAAAGCAAGAGATGTAATCGTCTCATTGATTGGTAAAGTAAACACTCAAAAACTTTTAAATAAAGAAGAGACAACAGTAGACTTAGACGAAAGAATAAATTTTCATGGTAAAAGTCCTGCTGAAAAAAAGAACTCAGAGTTCGATAGAAAATCAGAAATCAATGGTTATAAAAAGATTTTAAAGTCTATTGAAAAGATTAACAAAGACCACGAGAAGTTTCAATATAACAATCGTGCATACGGCCCATCTAATATATTTAAAGGTCTACAAGAAGTTGAAAAAGCATGTTATGACATGATACGAGAAATAGAACAAGGCAAATGGGACGGTAAAGTGGACTTAGACTCATAATGGATAAAGTAGACGCAAGATACAGAACGTTTAAAGAGAAACTTAAGAAACTCGGATACGTTAAAACAGACGCAAAAAAAGTCAATGCAGTCATGGAAAAGATTGGTGACTTTGGAATGATGTCAGACGCAGGTAATAAGAAGATTGCACGTGCAGTATCACAAGCAAAGAACGAGAAAGATTTAAAAGACAAGTTAGATAAAATATCTACAATGGCAAAAGGTAAGTATGCAGAAGCTGAAGAAGACGAGGTGTATCAAAGAGCATTAGATGCATTTCAATCTAAAGCAAAAGGGGTTCAGAATAGACCCGACGCTGCAATGCTAATGCAATTACGTAAGTTCAAAGACGGAACCAAGGACGGTGAAGTCAGAACAGACGATATGAAGAAAATTAAGGTAAAAAACTCCGATGCGGTGAAAGTTCATGACGTTTTAATGAAGCTTAAGACACCCCTTCGGTCTAAATACCTACAGTTATTACAAAAAGACAAAAAGTCTTTTGATAAGGCATTTAAAGCAATCTTAAGGGTTGCATAATATAGGAGAAGAAAATGGCACTTTGGGGATTATTAGACAACGAAGCTTCTAAACCAAAATATCTTAACACTGCTGATAAAGCAGAATGTTACGGTGCTGATACAGCTGAGGTCGGTGCGACTGCTGGTGTAAATTCTGAAGGTTGGGTATTAAGAAAAGTAGTAGGGTCAAGAACTCAATTTGAAACATTGGTTGCAATGTCTTCAGGTTCAATGGGTGCTGACGTTGCTGACTTTGATGACGACTCAGACGTGAATACACCTGATGTTGATGACGATACAGTATTATCAGATAGTTAATAGAGGATAAATTATGAAAACATTTAAAAACTTTATCTTGGAAGACGGTGGAAGTCAGATTCCAACAGACGGTCTTGGACTTTTTGCAAGTTCAGCTGGACTCAGTTCAGAAAAGGTACCACATGATATAGACGATGCAGACGTTAAAGCTAAGGTTAATGCAATCTTAGGTCAAGCTGCAGTGTCAGAATGGTTAAATCCAAAAGCCTGTGTTGCACAAATGGAAGCAAAACTTTCTCTATTAGGACTAAACAAAACAGGTGAATCAGACATAGAATTCACTGAAGGTAATGGTTCTTTCGACATTCAATTCAACAGATATGGTGTTGTAACTGGTAAAACAGTTGATACACCTCATGACGAATTTGAAAGAGAAGAAAAAATCGTATCACTTAACGTGAAATACGAACAGAACGAAAACGGAACATATAAAGTTATCGGTTCTTTAGTTTAAAGTAGTGTCCCTTCGGGGACACCTACATACTATTACATTATGAGTCTATTTGACAAAATCACAGCAAAAAACTTTACGGCATATGCAATGAAGCACTATGACGACCCTCAATGTGAAGACATAGAGGATTTTCAAGAAGACCTTCGCAGATTCAGATACCTTAAAAGATTATTACATAGATACCATGAAAATGGTGAATTACGTGAGCGTTTAATGCTGAATCACCTCATATGTATCTTTAATGTCTTTGGATATGACGCTTGCATGAGAATGTTAGAGTTCAAAATCAAAGATAACAACTACTGGTCTTCTATAAAAACTATGTTATTATTCCTAGGATACATAGAAGAAGGTTGGAAAACTGAAATTCAAATTGACGAAAAGTTAGCAGAACGGTTAAGAGACCTTTAAAAATACCTAAATAGATTATATGCGTATAGTCGACACACTCATAGTATTCCGAATTCTTAAGATGTTAACCACACCTTGGAATAAAATGCAGGCTTTTAAGTTTGGTTTTATTGACATGAACGGAAACAGAATCAAAGAAATTGAGGACGAGAACGGGAAAATGGTTAAAAATGAACCAGTCACAAAAAAAGAAAAGTCTTCCCTCACTCCTCTACATAGATTGGTATTCAATCTTAAAAAAATAATCAACAAAGTTCCATTCGGTAAAACTCAATTTGCATCATATGTTACTGCACTTTTATTACTTAAAGAAGAATGTGATTTAGACAATGAACAAGCAGAAGAGTTATACGAGAAGTTCTACAGATTCCTAAAAGACGAAGATTTATTACAACCCGAAATGATTACAGAAACAATCAATGTCGGTAGATTAGAATTGGGAGAAACATATAATATTAGATTCCCACTCAAACAGCAAGGTGATATAATACACCAACATAGAGACCAAGTCCTTGTTCACTCTGAATACGAAAAGATATATGGTATTCAAACATACATTGGATTTGTTAACGAAGAGAGAGTCATATTGACTGCAGATGATGTTTATTGAATCGATACAAGAAATAGATAACCTTACCTTTGGTCAACAAAAGGACTTAAAGAAACCCAAGTATAAGACACTTACACTATGGGACGAAGGTTGGGAAACCATAATGTTGGGTGCATATCCCAAAGGTTCTAAAGTTGTAGAAGAACTTAAAGAAGTTCAGAGATTGGTAAAAGGTGCAACAGACGAACAGAAACAACAATATATCAATTGTGACGAAGACGGTGCATACTATATCAAACAATACATGGACGACCATGACTTAGAATACAGTCAAGACACTATAGATTTTATTAGAAAACAGTGTAGTCCAGTAATCAAACACCACAAAAACCATTTCAATCGTGCAAGACCATATCAAGTTGCAGAACATTTAGGAATGGAATTTGAGAGATTTAATACTGATACAAGTGAAACACCTTCATACCCTAGTGGACATACAACACAACCTTTAGTGGTTGCATTGTATTACAGTAAAATGTATCCACAACACCAAGCGGGTCTTATGAACGGTGCAAAGATTAGTGGATTCGGTAGAGTCATAGCAGGATTGCATTATCCTTCAGACTATGAAGCTGGTGCAAAACTCGGTAGAGAACTATTTGAGTTTATGAAAGTAGAAGAAATAAAAGAAGATGCACCAATGAATTCTACAGGAGGTGCAATTAGTATGCCTCCAACAATGCAAAAAAAGAAAAGAGATAAGAGATACGATACAGATAACATGTATAAACTCTTACGTAGATACATTTAAGTTATGAAATTTTTGAATTACCTAGCCCTTATTACGTCCATTGGAATTGCAACCATAGCTGCATATTTCAGTGTTCTTGGGCTTGCAACCATATTCAGTGGTGCATTCTTAGGTATTGTCATTATGGCAGGTGCATTAGAATTTGGTAAGATTGTCAGTGCGGCTTACCTACACATGTTTTGGGAGAAGTTAAATTACTTCAAGTATTATTTGGTAGTAAGTGTTATAGTGTTAATGTTAATCACCTCACTCGGGATTTTTGGATATCTTGCAAAAGCAAGTTCAGACACCTCATATGCAACTGAATTTGCACAACAGGAAATCAATCAAATAGACGGAAAAATAGGTAGAGAAGAGAACAGAATTGCACTAATTGAAGAGAGAATCAGTGGATTAAACTCGGGTGGACTAGACGTATCAGACTCAGTCAATGCACAAATAGAGATAAGAGACGGTGCATGGGATAGAGTTCAAGGGGATATAGACTTTGCACAAGGTCAAATCGACAATTTAAGGTCTGAATTGAAGTCGCTTGACACTTCGGTATCAGAACTCAGAAACAGGGGTGTAGAGACGATTACAGTGGACGAGGGGGTGTTTAATGACGAGGTTAGAGTCATTGATTATGTTGCACAAGCAGAGGAATTATATACTTCTCAACAACCCCAAAGAGAACAAATCCGTGCAGATATTAAAGAACAACAGGGTAACATAGACAAGTATAGAGACCAAGCTCAGAACACTATAGACACTGCAAATACAGAAATCAGTAGACTCCAAACTCTATCAAATGGAAATGCAGACGAAAAACTAGAAGAAATTGAAGAATACAATAGACAGATTGACACTATCTATGATACAATACAAGAGTTAAGAGAGGAAAAGTTTCCTTTCGAACAGGAAATACTCGGTTTTGAACGAGAAGTAGGGCCGATACAGTACATTGCAGAGGTTATATACGGACAAGAAGAGTCTGTCAAGTACCTTGACAATGCAATTAGATGGGTGATTTTTGCACTTATCTTTGTGTTTGACCCACTTGCAGTGTTACTATTGATTACAAGTATTGCACTTATATCTAATCCGAGTGGAAAGACACCACGAGTATTAAAAATTTTAGATAGACCCACGGTCATAAGAGTACCAAAAAGGACTAAATAAATCATTAGGAGATATTATGTCAGAACGAGAAGAATTTACAGGAACACTTGAGGAACTTAAAGAGTTTCTTCAGGCTGAATATGCAAAAGTAAATAGAGAAACTACACCAGCTTCTAAACTTGCAGAAGTTGATGCGTCTTATAATGCAAACATGGCTTTATTACAATCACAAATTGACGAACAGAACAGTTAATACCATAAATAAAAGGTTAAATTTAACAGGAGATTAACATGTCAGAAGAAGATAAAGGTACCTTTTCTGCTGCTCAAGCTAAAGCTGCAATCGAAGCCGACGCACCCGTTGCACCAGCTGCCGACCTAACAGGAGAAGCATTAACACTTGCACAAGCAAGTTATGACGCTTCTATGGTTACTCATAACGAGAAACTTGCAGAATTACAAGCAATCATTGACGCAACAGTAGAATAAACCCACTTGTATTTTCTCTCTTTTTATAGTATAATTAATGTATGCTATGGTTAGAGAGAAAATATCTTTCCCGTATTGTTTCACTCGTTGAACTAGGGAAATGGAAGAACGACAATACACTGAATCATCGGTGTTTATATTGTGGTGATTCCCAAAAGAATCAGTTTAAAGCTCGTGGATTCCACTTTACAGTGGGTCAGAGTTTTGTCTACAAATGTCACAATTGTGGTCATTCGACCTCTTCAGTTAATTTTATCAAAGACCACTTTCCAGTTATTCATAAAGAATATCTAAAAGAGTGGTTGAAAGAAAAGGGTGTAAAACCTAAAAACCAAAAAATGTTGAGTGCAAACGAATTCAAGTTCACTCCAAATGAAGAATTACTAAATATGAAGAAAGTCGATTTGAGTGCAGTAGCCTTTAAGGTAACCGACAAGGTGATTGCACAAGAATTTGTTGATTCTCGACAGATTCCTAAAGAACGACAAGAAGAACTTTGGTTCACACCTCAGGCACAAACCTTACATTTATTATCCAATAAGTATAAGGACAGAGTTTTGGGGAATGACCCAAGAATAATATTACCGTTCATAAGAGAGGACGGGGAACTGGTTGGTATCACGGGTCGTGCGATAAACGATTCACCTCTTAGATACCTAACCATGAGATTCCTAGATGATGTTCCACTCATCTATAATATACAAAACGTGGACAAAACAAAAACTATCTATGTGACTGAGGGGCCGATAGACAGTTTATTCCTACCTAATAGTATAGCAGTCGGTGGTAGTGATTTCAAAAAAATAGATGACTCGTTAAAGGACAATGCAATAATCATTTATGACAACGAACCACGAAACAAAGAAATAATTAAAAAGATTGAAGAGGTCATAGACCTTGGATATAACGTGTGTATTTGGAATGAAAGAAGAGTGAGTGAATTTAAAGATATTAATGATATGGTTCTTGGTGGTTTAACACAAGAAGAAATTGTAGAAATTATAAATTCTAATACTTACAGTGGTCTCTCAGCAAAAGCAAAATTACAGGAGTATAAGAAGATATGAATTCAGACATAAGAGTATTGAAGTCAGACGGGTCGAAGGTAGAAATCAATTTAGATAAAATCCACAAAATGGTACACAAAGCATGTAAGAAGATTACAGGTGTATCAGAGTCATTAGTAGAAATGAATAGTGGATTACAATTCTATGACGGGATAACCACAAAGGACATACAAAAGATTCTAGTAAAATCTGCAAGTGATTTGATTTCACTTGAAAATCCTAACTACCAATTTGTTGCAGCTAGATTATTACTCTTTGGAGTTCAGAAACAAGTATTCAACACCAAGTGGAAAGACTCAGAAATCTATCCACCACTCAAAGACATTATTCAACGAAACATTGACATAGGAGTATATGACGATGACATTCTAAAATGGTATAAAGAAGAAGAGTTAGACCAATTAGACAAATATATCAAACACTCACGTGACCTTACCTTTACCTATGCTGGACTACAACAGATTGTAGACAAATATCTAGTGCAAGATAGGAAGAGTGGAATGGTATATGAAACACCACAATTCATGTATATGTTAATTGCTATGACTTTATTTAAAAAGTATAGTGGTGAACTAGGAGACAAATTAGAGTATGTCAAAAAATACTATGACGCGATTTCACAATTTAAAATCAATATCCCAACCCCCATCATGGCTGGAGTTAGAACTCCTTTACGACAATTTGCATCGTGTGTCCTTGTCGATTCAGACGACACTCTCGACAGTATCTTCGCAAGTGATATGGCGATTGGAAAATATGTTGCACAAAGAGCTGGTATCGGAATTAACGCAGGAAGAATTAGAGGACTTGGTTCTAGAATTAGAGGAGGTGAAGTCCAACATACGGGAGCTATCCCATTCCTTAAAAAATTTGAGTCAACTGTTAGATGTTGCACCCAAAACGGGGTAAGAGGTGGAAGTGCAACAGTGCATTTTCCAATATGGCACCAAGAGATTGGAGACATATTAGTATTAAAGAACAACAAAGGTACTGAAGATAATAGAGTTAGAAAACTAGATTATTCAATTCAGTTATCAGAATTATTTTATAAAAGATTTCTTGCAAATGAAGATATCACACTATTCTCACCACATGACGTGGAAGGGTTATATGAAGCATTCGGTACACCCGACTTTGACGAACTCTATGAGAAATATGAACGTGCAACTTCTATTCCTAAAAAGAAAGTAAGTGCAAGAGAACTATTTACCAGTCTTCTAAAAGAACGTGCAGAGACAGGTAGAATTTATATTATGAACATTGACCATTGTAACTCACATAGTTCATTCTTAGATAAGGTGAACATGAGTAATCTATGTCAAGAAATTACTCTTCCTACAGACCCAATCCAACATATAGACGGACATGGGGAAATTGCACTTTGTATTTTAAGTGCAATCAATGTAGGAATTGTAAAAGAAGAGGAGTTGGAATCTCTTTGTGATTTATCAGTGAGAGGACTTGAAGAACTGATAGATTTCCAAGAATATCCAGTTGTAGCAGCTGAACAGTCAACCATTGCAAGACGTTCCCTAGGAATAGGTTATATAGGACTAGCACATTACCTTGCAAAGAATAAAGTTCAGTATGGTGATTCAGATGCATTAAAACTGGTTCACGACTTAACAGAGAGATTCCAATACTACCTTCTTAAATCGTCAAACAATCTTGCACGAATCAATGGTGCATGTATAGACTTTAACAGAACAAAATACAGTCAAGGATTATTACCCATTGACCACTATAAGAAAGACGTAGACGAATTGGTTCCAAACAATCTTAACATGGATTGGGACAAACTAAGAAAGGATATCAAAGAACATGGTCTTAGACACTCCACATTGACTGCACAAATGCCCTCTGAGAGTTCCTCAGTCGTCTCTAATGCAACGAATGGAATAGAACCACCTAGAGACCACCTAAGTGTTAAGAAGAGTAAAAAAGGAACACTTAAACAGGTTGTTCCACAATATAGTATATTGAAGAATTTCTATACACTCTTATGGGACATGCCTGATAATACAGGATATATCAATGTGGTTGCAGTTATGCAGAAATTCTTTGACCAAGCAATTAGTGGTAACTGGTCTTATAATCCCGAAAATTATGAAAACGGAGAAGTTCCAATATCAGTCATGGCAAGAGACATGTTGACCACATATAAATACGGGTGGAAAACAAGTTATTACCAAAATACCATGGACGGGAAAACAGAAGACGTGGTTGGAGATATGCCAAGTGCAGTGGACGACGCTGCAAATGTAATGTCTCAATATGATGAGGGGGAAGAAGATTGTGAAGCATGTGCCATTTGAAGATAGAACTGTAGAACTAGTAAAAAATGTCAAAACTCCCAGTGGTAAGAGAAAGTCATTATCTTTAAAAACAAACCAACTTACTGCAGATTTTATTAACAACAGATATGTTGTACTCAGAGATTTTATAGACAAAGATATAATAACTTTTGCACTTGATTCATGGAAAACTGTAGAACACAATCCCGAATTATTAGATTTGATTGCACGTGAAGAGAAACATGATATCACATATAAGTCACCAAAGGGTTCTATAGGAAAATCAAGAGGTGGATACTGTTCTCCATGGGGTGTTGCACTAAATAGATACCTCAAAGACAAACTTAAAGGTGTTATTGACTTAGAGTTGGGTGAAACTTATTCATACACTAGAAAGTATGAGAGAGGTGCATATCTATCTGCACATAGAGACAGACCAGCATGTGAAATATCTACAACAATATGTCTAGGATATAAAACAGACGATGGTAAACCTTGGAGAATATGGGTAGACAATTCTAGAAATTGGGTTGATACTGATGACCATGATTATCTACAGAGTGAAACTCAAAAGATACCAAACAGATTAAGAAAATCTGTTCCCATAGATTTAGAGGTTGGTGACGTGTTACTTTACCAAGGCCCTAATGCAGCTCATTGGAGAGACCATTTAATTGGTGATTATAGTTATCATGTGTTTTGTCATTTTTATAATAGAGAAGGAAGAATGGCATTAGACCACCCAAAAAGTAAGTGGAGAGGATTTGATACAAATACTCATAGGACTCACTTTAAAGATGGTTATCAACCTGGCGGGGGAAGATATACACCACCATGTGTTTTAGAATATGATGCTAGAGAAAGTAGATATCATATGGAAGAGTCTAGACCACAAGAATTGCAAGATGCATATGACCAATTTAGAGAGTCATATGAAAGTAGAGAGTTCGGCCCACCGTCTGAATTCTCAAATTTTTATGACATGGAAGATGATTTATGACAGTATTTAATAAAAACAAAGTAGATTTCACAAAGAACAAGATTTTCTTTGGTGAAGAGTTAAACACTCAACGATTTGATGAGTTCAAATATCCAGTATTTGATAAACTCACTCAGACACAATTAGGATTCTTTTGGAGACCCGAAGAAGTCTCTTTACAAAAAGACCGTGCTGATTATCAGAATCTTACTGAAGCACAAAAACACATTTTTACCTCTAATTTGAGGTATCAAACCTTACTCGACTCAGTTCAAGGTAGAGCTCCATCCATAGCATTTTTACCGTTTGTGACTTTGCCTGAACTTGAGTCTTGTATTATCACTTGGGACTTTATGGAGACAATCCATAGTAGAAGTTATACACATATCATTAAGAATGTGTATGCAAACCCAAGTGATATCTTTGACACTATACTAGACGAAGAAGCAATCGTAAAACGTGCAGAAATGGTCACTGAAAAGTATGACGAGTTCATTGCACTTGGTCGTAGAAGATTACTTGGTCTTAAAGTAGAGGATTACGATTTATATAAAGCATTATACCTTGCACTTATATCAGTTAATATCTTAGAAGGAATCAGATTCTTTGTGTCCTTTGCATGTTCTTTTGCATTCGGTGAGTTGAAACAAATGGAAGGAAGTGCAAAAATCATATCTCTGATTGCAAGAGACGAATCACAACACCTTGCAATATCACAACACATACTTAAAGCCTATAAGAATCAAGAGAATGATAAGTTAATGAACAAAGTCATGAAGGATTGTGAACAGGAAGTGTACAAGTTATATGAGGATTCAGTAAATCAAGAAAAAGAATGGGCAGAGTTCCTATTCAAAGACGGGTCAATGATTGGACTAAGTGTTCCATTATTGAGTCAATATGTAGAATACATTGCAAACAAGAGATTACGTGCAATAGGTTTAAACCCTATATACGACATTTCAAGTGCAAATAACCCACTACCATGGACACAACACTGGTTCAACAGTAGAGGACTTCAGAATGCACCACAAGAGACGGAGATTGAATCTTATCTCATTGGTGGTATTAAACAAGATGTCGATAACGACACATTCTCAGACTTTAAATTATAGGAGTAGATATGATTGAGATATATGGAAAAACACAATGTCCATTTTGCGATAGAGCAAAAGCACTATGTGAACAAAAAGGAGTAGATTACGTCTATTATCAATTAGACGTGGATTTTGATAGGGAAAAACTATTAGAACTATTTCCTACTGCAAGAACTTTTCCACAAATAAGAGAGAGAAAAATAGAAGCCAATTACGACTATATCGGAGGTTTCACTGAACTAGAAGCCTTGTTGTAATGAAAAAGTATCGTTTGTATTTAAATCCACCTCACAAACAAACAGTATTGGATAGAAGGTGGGAACATTTATTTAAAAATATAGATAGAATGTATCAAGAAGTCAGAGTATTGACTGCTGGATTAGATTTCTATCAACCCGAAGCAAAACACCCACTTCCGTATGCAACACTAGACGGTAAGAAAAAGAGTTTTGAGAACATATACAAACTTATAATGGTTCAGACGGGTAAAGCGGAAGACGACTATATTCCAAAGGAGGAATAATGGAATACGAAGTAGGATTTAGACTATTTTGTCAAAATTGCAAATCAGAGTGTGAAGTGTATCACAACATGGATTCACACCAATACGAATTAGATTACTGCCCTTTCTGTGGTGCAGAAATAGACGAAGACACTAGAGAAGAAATACACGAAGAGGAATAAGTGGAAATCTACTGTAAAGACAACAAAATGTTGGACAAGGCTATCAGTCTTGCAGAACAGTTGAATATTGCAGATGAACAGGGTGTCACTGTATACATAAAGAGACTTCCACCCTCATTCAAACAAAAAGGAATCATAGAATTCCCACGTCAATTCAAAGATGAGACACATATTGATATTTACATCAAATATGACTCAGAAAGATACGTCACACTTGCACACGAAATGGTGCATTTAAGACAGGTCATAACAGACGGAATCTTAGACGAAAACGAGGCTTATACCCTCGAAAAAACCCTCAAAATAGACTAAAAAAAGTCCCCAAAACACTTGACAATGGGTGTCACTTTTAGGTATACTAACAGTATGGAAAATAAAGTAATAAAGAGAATCTTCGTTGATATGGACGGAGTATTAGCAGATTTCAACACTGGTGTTGAGAATCTAACTGGGAGAGCATTCCCTAACACTGACGCTGGTCACAATGACTATGACGAAAGGAAAGAAGAGTTAACCAACAAGAGATTATTCAGAAATCTTCCACCTATGGAAGATATGTATGACTTGGTTGCATATATCAGACACACTGGACTTCCTTGGGAAATCTTGACTGCTGCTGGTGTTATCAACAGAGAGTTAGTAGTGTTTGACAAAAACGAGTGGATTAGAGAATATGTGAGTCCAAGTGTTGTTGTGACTTGCACTATGACTGGTAGTCAAAAAGGTATGTTTGCAATCAAAGGAAGTGTCCTTATTGATGACAGACAAAAGAACCTTGATGCATGGGAGAAACATGGTGGAATTGGTATCTTACACACTAGTGCAGAAGACACCATTAACCAATTAAAAGAACTTAGAAAAGGAGTATAGTATGGGATTAGATAGAATTAAAGACGGGACTGCAAGGTGGTATGTGGTTAACACTCAGAATCTTGAGGAGTATGGAACAAACTTCCATAAGTTCAAGGGTGGTTCCGAGTATGTGATTGGATTCCACGTGGACTTACTTGTCTTTGAGGAGAATGCATATGGTGAGGGTGAACACTCTTATTATGAGTCCCCTTCACTCACTGAAGCTAGTGTTGCAGCTTTAGTCATGAAACACGTCAACAGACTGAATGGTCTGAGTGGTTCTTTTGATTATATCACCAACATTGAAGTGATTGATTCACCTTTTAACACACCCGACCACCCAACGTGGAGAGGTGGTGCAGAGGACTTGATTTCTGAAATCGAGGACTTGAGGGAATACAACAAAAATCTAGTTGCATAAAATCCCCTAAACAATTCACCTATATATTACCATGTTTAAGAAAATATGGAATTTTATCAAACGTATCCCTTATTATTCAATAAAGGTATCTCAATGGGTTGTTGAGACTTGTAAACGTCTCTTCACCAAACGTTTTAAAGTCACTGTATCATTTAATAGTGTATATGGAGACTCAGACGATAGAGTGTTTATTACAAGAAAAGTGTTAATTCAGAAAGAAAAGCACTTGAAATTTAGGGACGACCATGGTAAAATAGTAGAATACAGGAGTTCGGGTGGACTGAACTATATCATTGAGGAGTATGACGGATAATGCAACAGTTTTTTATCGCAATAATCCTTGTTCTCGGATTAAGTAGTTGGTATCTTTATAATGAAAACCAAACACTAACTGCAAATAACCAAAAGTTAGAATATGCAGTAGAAGAACAAAAACAAGCTATCGTTGCAATTAAAGAGAATTACGAAAGACAAGGTAAATCTCTTTTACAAATGACACGAAAAGCTGCAGAAGCAGAAGCTGAAAAAGCAGAATATCTTTCTATTTTTTCAAGACACAACCTAGATTTACTTGCATTGAAAAAGCCAGGTCTTATCGAAATAAGATTTAACAATGGAAGTGAAAAAGTAATGGAGGGATTAGAAAATGACACAAAAGAACTTTATAAGCTTACTGTGCCTGACACTACTGATTAGTGGTTGTTCTCTCATTCCAACAAGGAATGTAGAAATCGTATCAAAACCAATAGAGATAGATATCCTTCAACCCGATTTACCACGACCAGTGGATTTGACTGCACCTAAATGGTTCGTAGTATCTGAAGCAAAGATTGCTAATCCGTGTAAACAAGTTATGAAACTTGACGAGAATGGTAATCACATTGTTAAAGAAGACGGAACACACCAGTTAACTAGACCAAAAGTTTGTGATAAGTCAGAAACAGAGAATCCCGAGTGGCCAGATGGATACACATATCTCGATAGATTCTTAGACGAAATGAAAAAACAAAATAATGGTGAAGTGTTGTTTGTTGCAACCACCATTGGTGACTACAAAGTCATGACAGAAGATATGCAAGAATTGAAAAGGTATATCAAACAACTTGGAGAAGTTGTAATCTATTATCGTAATGTAACAATGCCTAACGGAGAGAAAGGAGTGGGTGTTGGTGTGAAAAAGAATGACAAAGGAAATTAACCATACACCTTATAGTCCAATCAGAGGAGTTACAACACCTCTGTTTCCTATTCAAATATTCAGAGGAACATTACCTCTAAATCATGACCAAGTTGCACAATCAGTTAGAAGTGCAATAGAACCTATCAGAGAATCTATTGAAGAAACCAATATGAATTACACTACTTACTTCAATGGTGAAGTGAGAGAGGAAATGTTTAAAGAACCATGGTACAAAGATTTCTCAGATATAATAAAAGACACTTATGTCGCATGGTTGTCTGAATACTTTGGTCATGATTTTACTGAAAACTGCAGAGACGACATACACCTATTTGCATGGGCAAACCAATATCTCCAACCTAATCATCATGACACACATAACCACCCCGATACAGTAGTCAGTGGAACTTATTATGTCAAAGTAGATAGAGACAGTCAACCTATCAAATTTCTTAATCCAAATCCAGCAGCTTCAGTGTTTGGTGGTTCAAGACCCAAATCAATAAACCACACGACACTACCTCATAATAACATAACAACAACTGGATATGGTATTACTCACCAAGAAGCATTTGTTCACCCAACTGAAGGTGAAGTGTTAATGTGGCCTTCTTACCTATATCATTCAGTTCCCTTTACAGAATCAAAAGACCCAAACTATGAGAGAATATCAATATCTTTTAATTTACACCATAGAGGGATAATCACCAATAATGAAACAGGTAGAAATCTTAACTACAAATTTCTAGGAGAATCCAATGGGTAAAGTATTTGCATATGACGAAAGATTCAAACAATCAGAGAACTGGGACGTATCCTATGACGGATTTGCACTAACCATTGACAACTTTTATGAGAATCCCGAAGAGATATATGAATATCTTTTAAATACAGATTATCCATTGTGGAAATACAATCCCGAAAGAAAAAGTAAAAATGCAATTGAATACAATGATTGCAGAATCATAGATAAAATTGGTCACCCTACAAGATTGTATATAAATGACATGGAAAGAGTTCTAAATTGTTGTAGAAAACATTGGTGGAAATTTGATTATTCGTTTGATATGCAGTTTGAAGTAAATTGTTTTCAGACTATAACACAATTTGACAATACACTTCAACACTACCCACATATAGATTCGTCCTTCAACACACCCGACCACCTATCAACACTCAACATGTTAGTTTATCTTGACAAAGAAGAAGACGGTGGAACTGCAATATATGAAGGAACGTGGATTACTAACAACGAAGCGCAATCACTCCTATATCCAGTTGAAGACGATTTTGTATTGGATAGAGTGATACCTGCGAAATTCAATAGGTGTGTCATATTCCCAGGCAATAGGTTGCATGGTGCATATATAAATGACTACAATAAATATACTGGAGACAAGTGGAGATACTCACAAGTGATTTTCTTCCACCCACAACAAAATGCCTAACGCAATACCAACACCAACTAATAAACTCGAAGAAGGAAGAGTAAGAGTCATAAGGCCTTTAAAACATCTTGAGACACCACCTACACTCATAATGATTGCAGAAGAAGCATTAAGTAAAGACGATTGTGATATCATTATTAATGAACATGCAAGTACAGTAGAAGCAAAAGTAAGTGTTGGTGACGGGAATGTTGTCACTCCACATAAAAAAGAACTGTTAAACAATCATATGCCATGGAAGTATGACTTGAATGGAATTAAGATAACAGTCGTTCCACAAGAAACAAATGCATTTAATATCATAACAGAAATCGTTGACCCATTCCTACCAAAGAATGACGACTATGGAATGATTTCATATATGACCATACAGGAATATCCACAAGGAACATTCTTTGCAACTCATAAGGACGATGCAGAGTCAAACGATAGTGCAACAGTAATATTCACACTCAATGAAGAATTTGAGGGTGGACAATTTCATATTAAAGGACATACAATTGCACAACGTAGAGGTTCTATGGTTTCATTTAATAATAACACTGAAGTATTTCATAGTGTAGACCCCATACTCAGAGGTACGAGATTTGCACTTTGTATATGGTTTTGTCCGTTTGAGGAACTAGACGATGCAGAGTCACAAGTGTAGTGTTTGTCATAAAACAGTAAAAATGGAAGACATAAAATATCATACACCAGTAACAAAACCACCAGTGCATATATTTTGTGGGCCAGAATGTAGTTTAAAATATCATATGGAGAAAAGTGATGCCAGTTAAATTTGGAAAAACAACTAAACAAGTTGAAAGGGGAACTAAAAAAGTTACAATAGTTCACGAATACATGAAGTGTCAATCAAATAAGACACTTATCGATGCATTCAATAAAGAGGGGACAAGACCTAAACTTAAACGTAAGATTAATGTCGAAATTGATAGACGTAATAAGTTAGGATTGTCAAATATAATATTTACACGTGAGGAGAAATCAAATGGCATTTTGGGATAAATTTACCGATTGGTTAGGTTTTGAATGGGTACGTGCAAGAGACGAAAAAGGTCGTTTTGTTGCAGACGACAAGTCAACACCCGATATAGACGAATCAAAGAAAAAAGTCTATAAGTCAAAAACAACCAAAAAATCTAAAAAGAAATAATTTACTGGGGCATTAGTTCAGTTGGGAGAACGCCTGCTTTGCAAGCAGGAGGTCATCAGTTCGATTCTGATATGCTCCACCAGTTCGAGTCTTAAGACTTGAACTATACTAAATACTAATATGAAATACTATTATACCTATCGAGTTTTATTTAATAATGGTGACTATTACTTAGGCCAACACATTACTGATAATTTAGAAGATGGTTATACAGGTAGTGGAAAGAAACTCAATGAGAGAACAGACCCCTTCACATTTGATATACTAGAATACTACAATTCAGCAAAAGAATTAAACATTGCAGAGGCTGAGTTGATTGGTGATTTATGGTATACAGACCCCAAGTGTCTCAATATGAAAGAAGGTGGTGTTGGTGGTTGGACTGCAGTTAATAAGACTTTAGATAGGTCTTATATGTTGACTGAAGAGTATCGTGAGAAAAGGAGACAAATTGCAGAAAGATTACATAAGGAAGGTAAAATCAAGTCATTCACAAAAGAAGCATCTCTTAAAGGACTTCTTAGAACGAGAGAACTATATCCACAAGGAACATTCCTAGGTAAGACACATACTGAAGAGACTAAGAAGAAGATTGGTCTGAATAGTGCAAAACACATGAAAGGTGAAGGCAATTCACAATATGGTAAAATGTGGATAACCAATGAACAGGAATCTACAAGAATCAATAAGGGTGAATCTATACCCGAAGGTTGGAGAAAAGGACGAGTTATCATATAGGTGGGGTGGCAGAGTGGTTGAATGCACTGGTCTTGAAAACCAGCAAACTCGAAAGGGTTTCGTGGGTTCAAATCCCACCCCCACCGCCATTTTCATAAAACCCTCTTATCAGATTCATTGATATGGGGTATAATAGAAGGTTAAAGGAGGTATATTACATGAAAAATATACTATTAGGACTATTAGTCCTATCAACTACATTTGCATATGCAGATGTGAACGGAAGCATAGGTTACTCAAGTGACTATATGTGGAGAGGTGCAACTCAATCAGCAGGTGCATCGTCATTAAACGCAAGTATCGAATTGGATTCTAATGGATTCTTTGTTGGTGCATGGGTTGGTGAAGTAGATTTCGGAGACGAAGCTACACAAGAGAGAGACCTATATGCTGGATATAATCTAAACGTTACAGATAGTTTAGATGTCACATTAGGTATAATCCAATATCGTTATGATAAAGGAGATTACGAAACCATTGAAGAGGGATTTGTAAAGGTTGGATATAACAATCTAAACGTTGCATATTACTTGGATACGGATACAGAGGACGACTATGTACACCTACAATATAGATTGTGGTTCATTGACGCACTTGACGTATCTCTCGGATACGGATACCATGATGAAGATAATGATTTTTCAGCATTGTTATTGTCCAAAACATTTAATGACTTTACACTAGGTGCATTAGTTATGTTAGACGAAGCGTTTGAAAATCAAACAACAGATTCAGTATCTTTTCACTTAACTTATAATTTTTAAGTTATGTGGGGACTCAGACATAAAGAGAGTGGTGAAATACGTGCTTTCTTTATGCATTGTCCCAAGACCTCGGGTACACGAATCCTTAGATACGTATCAAAAACATACGGTGACGAATATGAATTCAAAGCCATTGATACAATGTACAGAGAGGATAGTGTACTCCAACGGTCTATAGGTGAACGACAACTCATCTTACCCAAATCACCAGTGGAGAATCATTCCCACTTAACACTTGGACAAGCATTCTACATGTATCCAAATTTAAAATCGTACATTGAGAGAAAAAACATAGACGTTTTTACCATGGTACGTAATCCATACGATAGATTTGTATCGTGTGTAAGATTCATTCCAAATTTAATGATTAGTGATTTTGATAATCTTGGTCAGAGTGCAGTAGACAGATTGAGTCTAAACGATTTCAATTACTATTACACTACACTTGCACTACAACCACAATATCTCTATTCCTATGCAGACGAGTCAGACACAAAACCTTATGCACGGATTATTCATTTAGAAAAGGTGACTGGAACTAAATACGAAGTTACGAATGGAATAGAAGTTGACTTTACAGAAAAGACATGGACTAACGAACATGCAAGACAAGAGATTAGTGAGAATACAAGACATGTACCTTATTGGATTCCAAAATTTGAACTAGACGAAGGTACACGTAAGTTCGTAGAATGGTTTTATGCAGAAGACTTCAAAAGAAT